TAGCATAACGCTGCCAAAGGTAAGCAAATTGCAAAGAAGTACAATATTTTTATTACTTTAATGATACGGCTACACTTGTTGTGCTACTCTTAGCAGGTGGGTAAACCTTTGTAACCTCGCCAGTAACTCCGTTAATAATGTCAAGTCCTTGATGCGGTACTTTTTTAAGGAACTCTTCCATATCCTTTTTGGCTTTAGCTGCGCTATTGTACTCGCTTATTATCTCCTCGTATGCAGGACTTTCACATTTGCTAAAGTCATACTTAACGCCTACTTCTCTAATGTTGAACTTTGCGCTCATATACTCGAAGTCCTTGCCATTTAATACGGCTGCTTGTAATACCGCATCTTTGTAGTCCTTATTTGCCTTTAGGGTTTCAAGCATATCCTCTAAGGCTTTAACCTGGAGATGTGTTTTTAACGGGTCAAGTTCCCCTGCGTTTAAGCGTTCAATTAATTGATAGGTAAACTCAGTCCTTTGTTCTTTTGTTGTTTCGAAGATTTGTTGTAGTTCCATTTGTTTAGTTTTGGTTAAAATGTTTTTTAAAATATTCATTTGCGCATATTTCAAAATATTCTTTATCTAAACTATGCCATTTTTCTTTATCAGTATTATTTATAGCAGCTATCATATAAGCATCTATTATCTGCTCTTTTTCTTTTTTAAGTGCATCAACTAATTCATTTCTATATTCAAATTTTATTGAATTTGATAATAACTCAATTAATTCTTGCATTGCTGTTTTCATATTGTTTCTGGTTTGTAATTTTCAATGTCAAAAAAGCCGATTTTTGACTTATGTTCTGGACTTCTCATTCTACGCTTTGCAGGTTCATAACCTTTACTTTTGCAGTAGGTAAGTATCTCTAAGTAAGTCGCATCAATGTTAGACATCATAATGCTAATCGGCTCACTTGCGTAATATTTGTCTATATATTCTTTTGTGCTTTGGGTCATTGTGTTTAATTGTGTAGTCAGTTAATGCTGCCATTACAAAACCTGTTGCAATTAGCATAAGGCATATAGCGTAAATCATTTTGAGTAGATGTCTTGCAGTTGCCCAATAAGGTAACAAGCTACTAAAAATACTGCTAAAAGTTGTGCGGTTTCTTTTTTCATTGTGTTTGTGTTTTGTTTAAATAATAATCAAATATACAAGTTTTACACAATCCACCAAATTTATTTTTGTAACCTTGTTGCAATTATAGAAAGGCATACCTACCCGTGCCACGTTTAAGGCTAAAGTTCTGCCAAGCCAATGCAAGAGCAGTTACCGCATCATCGTGAAAGCCTGAAGGTGCGGAATACTTTACCCCCGTTGCCGTATACTGATACTCAAATACTTCTAACTCCTGGCTTATTATCCCCTCTGGGTAGCCTATCTTACCTTGATGTATCGCAGCTTGTAAGCCTTCCATTAGTTGCTGCTTGCTTGAACTTGTAAACTTTAAGCCTTGTATCATTACCCCTTCTCTTTGTAAGTCCTCGAGGATAGGGTCGCCAACCCCCGTAGAATCGACAAGGATAGGGCATTTAGGAAGCCTAAGGATAGTTTGCTTGGTATTATGCCAATCCATTTGAAAGCGGTCAAAATAAGCCACATTCCCTTCTTCGTCTAAACCTATGATAACTGTCCAATCGACCGACTTGGCTAAGTCAATGCCATAAGCCACAACTGGCATTGTTGTTACTGGGTGTATGCACTTGCGTATATGTTGAGTGCCGAAAGGGTTTGCTGCGTTCTCAGCCGGGTTTGCCATATACTCCTGCTCAAATACAACCTCTGGAAGTTGCTTACGGGCATCGTCTATCTCGTTTGGGTCTATGTAAGGGTTGTCGTATGTAGTGAACTTAAAGCTTTGCCAATCGGGTTCGGCTTTGCTAAACAAACTAAAAAAGTAATTCTTGCCTTTTGGGGTGCTAAGGAATATAGCTTTACCCTTAAAGTCCGTTAAGGTAGGTCTTATTGAGTTAAGCCACCCGTCTTCTAAGTCAGGTATAAAGGAAGCCTCGTCTACTATTACCAGGTTAAACTTGCGCCCTCTTAAGTTATCCAAGCGTTCCCCTGTAAAGAACTCTACCTTGCCACCATTAGGGAAGCTAATGTTTAAGTCCGATTTGTTATTAGGGAAAGGAAGGCTATTGCAAAGCTTCTCAAAAAATACCTTAGCCAATTTATAGGTCGGTGTTATGTAAGCAACCTGACCACCTTTAATTGCGGTTGTAATACATTTGATCTGGCTTAACTCCGATTTGCCAAACCTTCTACCGCACATAACAACTATGTACCTGGCTTCGCAGTCAAGTATCTTCTTTTGATTTATATGTCCGTTAGGTAGTTCTATCCGCATTAAAGAATTGTCTTGCCGTCTACAAATACTATCTCAATCCTATTATCTGTTTGGATATCCATTTGTTCTTTTGGCTTACCATATACACGGGTAAGTAAAGTTTCTAAACTATAAAGGCTGCCCTTTTCTAAACTCTTACGCATAGCTGCTGCAATCGTCTTTTCAAGTATTGTTGCCTTTGGGTTATCCCATACTGTTTTGAGTTCCTCTAAGTCCATTGACATCATAGCTTGTATAGTATCGTTTATCTCAGCAAGTTTATATCCTTGCTCTTTAAGTAGGCTTACATACTTACGAGGTCTGCCGTTTGGGTTTCCTGATTGTCCTGGTTTAAATGGTATTAAGTGTTCTTTGCTCATTCTGTTATGCTTCTGTTTTAAACCATTGTAAATAAATTTGATGGGCTATTTGTGCAGTCATAATAGGCGGTACACTCATACCTATTAAATACTTTGGTTTTAATGTCTTAAAATTATAATCTAAAGGGTAAGTTCCAATCTTACATAAATCACTATCAGATATATAATTAGGTTTGTTATAATGTAAAATAGGGCTACTATCTGATGCTATAATAGTATTACAAACTATATTAGGTGATATTTTAAAAGAACCAAAATAATTTCCTTTAGGATGTACTTTACTTAAAGAGTTACCTTCTGGACAAATATTCCATAAATTTAAAGCTTCTCCTGTAATTAATTTACCTATTGATCCATCTTCTATATATTTATAGAGTACTGGCTTTTCATTAAAATCTAATCTTAAAGGTTTAAGGTTTAACTCTTTTTTATGTCCTATAAAAAATACTCTTTCTCTTCTTTGTGGAACTCCCATAGATGCACCATTTAATAAAAATATTTGCACATTGTAACCGGCTTGTTCCATTGTTTGTATAATCTTTTTAGAATATGCTTTAGCATTCCCTAAGATAATACCTTTTACATTTTCTAATAAGAATACCTTTGGCTTTAGTTTTATAATTGTATTACAATATTCAAATACTAAGTCATCTAATGTTTGAAATGCTTGTCCTTCTTTAAATTGTTTTTCTTTACCCCAAGCTTTTTCCCTACTTCCTGCCATTGAAAATGTAGAACAAGGTGGGCTTCCGTCTAATAGATCAAGATTATATAGCTCTTCAGGTAAATCGGTAAGTTTATTAAATTCTCTTATATCTTGATTATATAAATACTTTGGATTGTGATTTGTTTTATATATATCAGCTACTTGTGGGTCAATTTCAACACCCCCTAAATGTGTAAACCCTGCTAACTTATAACCCATAGTTGAGCCACCACCACAAATAAAAGTTCCAAATACTTTTAAACCATTTGATTTTATATCTTTTGCTGGGTAGCCATCAGTTAAATTCCATTTATAAGGGAATTTATAATTATTATATTCGTATTTAATCATTGCCTAATAATTTCCAAATTGCTTGTTCTGGTGTAGGTGCTATTTTAGATAAGCTTTCTTTAACTATATAATATTCCTCTTCAGTATATTTTAAATTTATAGTCATTGAGTCAGTAATATCATCTAAAGTTAGTTCTTTATTTTTATCTTCAAAACTTGGATTATCAAAGCCGGGTATATCTAAACCCCAATTTTGTAGCTGCTCTGCATCCCAATTATTTGCAAGGTCGTTCCAATCCCATTCGCCATAGCCTACATTGTCCTTAACTATAAACTCCTTTTGTTGCTGCTCGGTTAATTCACTTGCTTTGATAATCGGTATCTCTTTAAGTCCTGCTTGCTTACAAGCCTTTAATCTCATATTGCCACCAAGCACTACCATATCATCATTTACAACAATAGGTCTAAGGTTAAGCATTTGTGGGAACTCGTTAATTGACTTTACAAGCTTTGCAAACTTATCGTCTTTGATTATTCTGGGGTTGTTAGGGTTTGCTTTTACTGTGTTGATTGGTACGTTTTGTATCATAGTATTCCATTTATTATGTCGTTTGCTTCGTCTATTGCGTCTTCTTGATCTAAGTAAGTATCTACGTCTGCTATGTGCTTGTTAATCAAAGTTTCTGCCATAGCATAGGTGTAGTTACCTATTGTGGTCATATCGTCTCCATTAAAGCCAGTTTTGCATACTGCAACGAAGTAAGCTTTATGTGTTAAGAGTAGCCAAATAGCGTTTAATTTTCTCATCTGCCTTGTCCTCTATAAGCTTTTTCTCTTGGCGTGTGCTTATTAAAGGACTTCTTTGCAGAACCTCTTTTTCGTTTGCCAAAGCTAACTTTGTTATTGTTTTCCTTAATCTTTGCCATAATTCTTTGCGTGTATGTCTTTTAGGAACTCTTTATATTGTTTTTTGTCTCCGTATTCTATGTGGCACTTCCTACATAACCCCATTAGGTTCTCAATCGTGTCTTTGTCTTTGCTGCCACCCATACCCCTCGCCTCAATATGATGTATGTCTACCGCTTGTGAGCCACACACTTCGCAAGGAATAAAGTCCGTTTTTTTATACCCCATTCCCTGCAAATATATTTGTGTGTGTTTCTGCATACTTTCCCCATTAAATTTTCCGTTGATTAATAATTAAAAAATTTAAGTATGCAAATTATTTTCCGTCTATTTCTTTTAGTTTGTTAATCGCCCATTCAATCCCACTCGTACCGCCCCACGCATCAAACATTAAACCGCCACAACCTTCGCTATATGGAACGTCTTTATGCTGCTGGTGTCTTTTAAAGGAAGCCATACGAGCAATCGTATCTCTACTAATTGGCTCACGATTAGCTAACTGCCTTGCTCTTGCTTTGCCTGTTGCTTCTCCACAAGAACCCCAACCATTTTTCTCAGCCCATTCTATTGCCCTCTTTGCATTGTTAGTAGCTGACTCCGGATAGTCGGTATAACTTTCAGCAAATTTACCACCTGCAAGGATAGCTTTCCAAACCTTCATAGCTTTCTCTTCGGTATCGTAAATGCAAGACCCGTTTCCAATCCGGTATTTGCCATTAGAGGCGCACTTTATTACTGGCATAGTTTACTATAAATATACTTTCGGTCTAAATTTATCTCGTCAAAGTTATACTTCTTTTGGCAGAACTCAAATAACTTCTGTCCGCTTTCCTTTCGCATATCCTCATCACTTACTAAATCTCTTATATGTTTATACCAATCCTTTTGGCTTTTAACGTAATGTACGGGCATATCTAAATAGGGATTGACATAGCTAACTATGGCAGGGTTCTTTTTAGAAGCCGTTTCTAATACCTTTAGATTTGACTTCATAGCGTTAAACTTGTTATCTACCAGAGGTATGATTGAAATATCACTATCCGTATATGCTCCCATATATTCTGTAACCTTTGCATAGTTATAGATCGTAGGGTTAAGCTTTAGTCCGCAAGTAAAGGCATCAATCATTTTATCCCAAATAGGTTTCTCCCCGTCATTGTAACCTGCAATAACAGTTCTTATGTTCATACCTTGTAGCCTTTTGAACGGCTGCCTAAGTATTTCTAAATCTCTTTCGTGCGTTCCGCTACCGCTCCAAAATAATCTAACCTTGTAATCTTCGGTCTTGTTATCCTGGAACTGCTCTTGCCCGTAAGGTAATGCGTTTGGTAAGATGTGAACGTTTTTATTGTATTTACTTATCTCGTCTGCTAACCTTTCGTGTGTGCAGGTGCAAAGGTCTGCAACTTCTAAATAATCGGTAATTAGTTTACCTATATTATTATACTTATATCTTAAATACAACAAATGGCTTTCGCTAAGTTCCCAGTAATCGTCATTGTCTACTACTAACTTAAAGCCGTACTTGGTGCGCCAAGTGTCCATTTGCTTTGCGTTTATTTCGTTTAGCATTCTATTCATTAGCACAATATCCCAACCCTGCTCAAGTAGTTCGTCATTCAATACATCGGTAATAAGTGCGTACTCTTTTTCCATATAAACAATAGGCATCATTATTCGGTGCAGTCCTACACCCGAATTGGCTGAAGTTATACAAAGTATTTTCATAAGTTTATATAATATGTTTTATTCCCATTTGTATAAGCAGATACATTGTTGCTATGCAAACTCCAGGTCTTTTGTACTAATTCATTTTTATTGTAACCATAAGCATCAATGCTATTTTGCTCAATATGATTAGCGGTATATTCTTTAATAAATTTCGTATGCAAACCTGCTGCCCTGCATCTCGTACAATAATCTAAATCTATTGCTCCGTATGGGTCAAGTTCTTGATTGAATGCACCAACTCTTTTTATAGTTTCTTTTGTTATAGTAAAGTTGCCAATTAAATCAGCCGTGTCATTACCTGTACTATGTAAAGGAATAGAACAAATACCAATAGTTTTGTCTTGTAAAAAATCATTTCTTATTTGCAACCAATTATCAGGTTCTAATATATCGTTACCCATAATAGTTACATAATCTATATTATCAAAGTTTAAATTCCTTAATCCTTTATTAGTTGCAAATGCTATACCTTCTTCATTAATGATAGTTACTATATCAATATGCTTACCTGCATTTTTGATATTCTCAAACAATGTATTGATGTTCCTATCTTTATAGTTTAAGTATACTATTGCATTCATTATCTTATGTTTGAGCCTATTTCTCGTGCAGGAACTCCTGCGTATTTAGTATTTGGTTTTGCATCTCCTTTAACAAAAGCACTTGCACCAATCATACAATTTTCTCCTACGTTTGCAAACTGATGTAGAACTGCGTTAAGTCCTATATTAGCACCATTGTCGATAATTGAATGCCCACCTATTTTTGCACCGCAGCTTATTGTTACATTGTCTAAAATTGTGCAGTCGTGTCCGATGTGCGCGTGTTTCATTATGAAACAATTATTACCAATGAAGGTGTCAATCTCCGTTCCTGCGTCTATTGTTACAAGTCCTGTAATAACATTATTATCTCCTATGTAAACTTTACCTTTTTCTTTTTGCCAGAACTTTTTATGCTCGGCTTTGTCGCCTATAATACAATAAGCACCAATATAGTTGCCATCTCCGATAATTACGTTATCGCCAATGATAGCGGTAGGGTGGATAAAATTAGCCATTCTTTTTTTTATTTTTAAGTTTAGGTTGTTCTTCGTACCAAGTGTATAAGCGTTTAATCATATCGAAGATACAATTACCACACCATACTGTTAAGATAAAATCTGCACTCATATACTTTCGGTATATATGCTCGTACATTTTTAAGATGTCTAAGTCGATGTTACGCACATAACCATTTTGGACTGTATGCCAATTACCAACGTGGTCATCTAAAAATTTGCGGTGTTCTATTTCCATAAGTTCCACATTATTTTTGAAAGTAAAGGTGCTACTACTCCTGGTATAAATACAAAAGCTATTATGTCGGTACATATTGCAGGTAGTAAATATAAAGCTAATCCTGTCCAAGCTGCTAAACAACTCGTGCAACTAAACGGCTTAAAATCTAGTTTCCACTTCCTATGAAATTGGTGTATCTCTACAAAGAAAATTGCAAAGCATATCGCTGCTATAATTATCATAATTTTAATATTTATGCCAACCTTTTATCGGTGAGTATTGTATATCTAAAAATGGAAATTTTATATTAAATTTTCCGTGTTGCCAATGTACTTCATTTAATTCTCCACCAAACCAAGCTTGATGCCATACAAATAAATATCCACAAAATAAACTAAAACCACAATTACCGCTATGCAAATTATTTAACATCAAACCAAATTTTGGATATAAACCTAATTTCGGGAAGCTAAATGATTTTAAAAAATATCTACTTTTATATTGTTTCATATTATTTCCGTAGTTGTTTTTTAAGTTCTCGTTTAGTTAGTTTAAGTTCCCTATGTATTGACATATAAGGAATACCTGTAACCCTGCTTAGTTCTTTAGCATTGCAGTTATGCTTGATTGCGTACACTCTTAAAAGTTCTGCTTTGTACCAATGCATCTTGGATAGTTCGTCTTCTACTTTGTTAAGTAAGTCCTCGTCTCTATCGTGAACTATCAATTCTACTTCTAAAGGCTTTCGGTATGTTCTATAAAATTGGCTTGTATTACTTTGCATCATATTAATCATAGTTCTAACCAAATAGAACTTTAATACGTTTCGAGTTCGCATATCAATTAATCGTTCCTCGTCCATTTCACATAGCACTTTAAATAATTCGCTCCTTAAATCTTCTCGTAAATCTTCAGGCTGCATTTTGTCTATTGCTTCCTTTAGTTCTCGGCTCTCCCAAAGTTCTAATATGATGCTATTCTTGTTCATATTCTTTTAAGGTTAGTTTGCCGTTGTCTTCGGTTGCTATGTAACAAAAACAATTTGCCGTTTTTGCTAAGTTTAAGAAAGCTATTTGGTAGCTGCTAAGTTTATCTCCTATTGCTTTTGTTTCGCAGTAAACCGCTACTCCGCTTTGTGTGTGAAAGCCTACAACATCTGGAACTCCTTTTAAACCTATGAAGGTTCTGCCCCTAACCGCAAGATTGTTATTGCGCCATACAAAGCACCCTTGTTTGTTTAGAGTTTTGATTGCTTCTTTGGTTAATTCGTTTGCGGTCATAAAGCAAAACTATATTAAGAAAACCGAACTTTGCCAATTTTTATTTGATCCTCAAAAAATAAAGCTACGGCAACTGCTCGAGCCTGGTTCTTAAGCCAATTATCAGTCCATTCGTCTCGGTATTGCTTTGCGCTTATGATGTCCATTTTATTAGCCTTATAGGTAATAATCTCCATAAGTTTCTTTTTAGCAAGTGCGCCATCTTCTTTTGTCCACTTCTTTATGCCTGTACTATTAAGCTTTGTAAATACGCTTAATGGGTTAAACAATCTGTCAAATGTTCTATTTTCCAACAATTTATATTCTTGGTAACTGTAATCAATTATCTCTAAATCAGTTAAGTGTGGTATTGCTTCAACTCGTTCTTGTGGCATCATTTTTCTTACTTCGTTTGCTTTTTTCTTATACCTTTCCATTACCTGACTAAAGTAGGCAGGACTGAAGTTCTGGTAGTGGTCTATAAAGTCATTAGCTACCATTTGCTTAAACGCTACTTTTATTTCGTTTATTGTAAAGCCACCATACTCGGTTCTTATCCAATCCTCTAAAATATCTAACTTAACCTTGTCAGGTATTACATTGATACCAACTAATTGCATTATATAAATAATGTTTTGGTTAAATATGATAGAGTTCAGATTGCGTATCCGTTCCCCCGAAAATGCGGTCATAATCTCCTGCTCCATAGGAAGTAGAGTATATTCTGTTGTGGGCATCAAGGTTAAATTGTTCCCCTTTTGTAAGTTTGCGTTGATTGTTTGTAGTTCCTTTTGCATCTTCTTTTAAGTTAAATAGACCTTTCCAACCATTTGCCATTGACTGATTGATAATTTTTATGGCAATGTCTTCTTGTCCGTTTGATAATTTTGTTAATTCTTGTAAGGTAGCAAGTTCGCTTTGTGTTGTTCTATATGTAAACTTAAATTGTTTTTTCTTGTAATCCTTCCAATCAAACCACATTTTTTCAAATTCCTTAGAAACAAAAGGAAGCTCTATTATTTCTTTTATTTCCTTTATTTCTTTTCCTTTCCTTTCCTTTATAGCATTGCGGTCGCTATGCGGTGGCATTGCGGTCGCATCATTTACATTAGAAACCCAACGTTTACGGGCGTTTTGACTTGCCTTTTTGCTCTTACTATCCCTTTCGTCTATGCGTTTTTGTACCGACATACTACCAAAGTTTTCGCCTTCAAATACAAATAAACCAAAGTCGTGTAATACACTATGAACAACTTCGCTATGCACTCGCAGGTCATAAGCTATGCCATCGCAATCAGTTCGCAATGCGTTTGCATTGTTGTAAAGGTCTTCAATAATTGCCCAAAATACCCCGTATCCAAGCATTCCGTGTTTCCTAATAAGGAATTTAATCTTCTCGTCATTACGGCTATTGTAGTCGTGTGAAAAATAAAAAGTATCTTTAGGCATAATTATAGAAGTTTAAATTTTCAATAATATCTAAATTATATTTTTCTGCATATTTTCTAAATATTAATCCTAATTCTTCATTCAATTCTTTATATGTCAATCCTTTATATACATTATATCTTATATTTTGATTAACAAAAAATTTGTATTGTTCCTCTTCTTCGTGGCAATCAATACATAATGTAGTAAAAAAATCATTTTCATAATCCCAAGGTTCATTTTTGTAGATATAGACCTTGTGATGCACGTGCAGTTGTTTTTCTTTTGAACCGCACATTGTACAGGTAAAATTGTCTCGTTGTAAAATTTCAAGACGTTTCTTTTGCCATTCAGGACTTTTTAGTTTTTCTCCGTATGTCATAAAATAAAAAAGCCCCCAATAGAGTCCAGCTATCGAGGGCTATTATTTAACCACTAAACACATTATCGGCTGGACTTTCGCTAATGTGTCTTTTATTTATACTGCGAATATACACTAAATTTCTTTAAGTTCTAATTTTAAACAAAGATTTTTTAGCTTAGTTTTAAACCAGTCCTCAGTTTCTATTAGGTTGTTCGCTTGTTTTATGTTATGGATAGCAGTCGTATGGTCGCTTGTTCCTGTGTACTGGCTTATCTCCTTGAGGCTTAACTTGGTGTATCTTCTTAGTAGGTAAGCCGCAGCCTTGCGCCCAAACGTTGTTTTTAAACTTCTATCCTTAATTAATACATCGCACTCAAACTCCTCGTCTACCAATTTAACAATAGTCCTTGCGCCAATGTCTAACCCTAAAGGCTCGTTATCTTCTATGCCTAACAATCCAAGTTGCTGCATCATTTCGTGTAGCTGCAAATGGGTATTACGTTGTGCAAAGTATAACTCCTTTAATTGTCTTATTGATATATCCTTTTTCTTGTTCAGCATAATTAAAACGGCAATCCTTCCGTATCTTCTTTAGGTTTAAAATCATTTACATAAATCTTGTAATCTGGTTGCTTATCTTCTGTCTTGTAAGCGTTTACCCACATTGAGTATTTAACATCATTGATTGTAAAATTAATTACTTCTCCTTTAGCGGTTTGCTTTTTCCAACCGCCAGTACTCCATTTTTTTTGTTCCATTTTTATTTGTTTTTAATTGAATATTGAGCTACTAATTTACTTTGTTTTTTCGTACCAACGTTAATTAATTCCGTTCGTACTTTGTAGCCTTTGCGTTTTAATTCAAATACTACGGCTGCTAATCTTAGGCTATTGTACTTCGTTAAAGCCTGGATTGGTGTCAATGTTTTGCCCGAAAGCAAATGTTTCAAGATTTGTTGTTGTTGTGTCATTGTTATTGATTGGGTTAAAAAAAACTGGTTTGTCTAATTTGTTTTCATACTTTTTAATAAAGGCTAATAAGTCCTCGTATGCCTCTTCGTTATACCAAGCGTAATGGTAAACTTCTGCCAGGAGCATCTGCCTTTCAAATGGTAGCAACTCTCTCATTAGCTATTTTTTATGGTTTCTTTAATCTTGTTAAATTCGTCTAAAGTCTTAATGGCATTGATTTTCAAAGCAGCCTTAACCTTCTGGTCTTCAGTAAACTTTGTCTTGTCTAATTGCTCAATCAAGAACGCTTTTTGACCTTCGCTTACTTCGTCTTTATGCTCATTAGTAGCATCTGCATCTTTGGTGTCGTCTATTGCAAACAATCCGTTAAGAGCATATTTTCGAGCATACGAGCTACACGCCCCAGTGAGCTGCGAAGCGTCCATTCCTTTTTTGTTTTCCTCTTCACGAGCAAGACCTGTGCAGGTAATGTTATCTTCTCCGTTACTTAGACAAGCCGTAGCCTTTACATATACACGACCGCCTACTTCTATTACCTCATCACTTAACATTAAAGCGTAGCCGTACTTATGGCAGATAGGTTTTGCAGCTTCGATTATATCTTCTGCACTTCGGTACTTGTATTTAGCAAAAGCATTGAATTGGTTTTTAGGTGCTTTTAGTTCCTGTTGAATTTTAATTAGGCTCATTGTTATTTATTTTGTATGTCTATGTTATAGTGTTCTAAAATTTCGATAATAGGTTCTTGTCTTTTCTTTAGGCTTACAAAGTACTCGTAAGCTTGTGAATATTCCAAGTACATACTTGCGCTATCGTATTTGTTATCTACTAAAGTGTAGTAGAAAATTGTGCCGTCTGGCTTAGTTTCTTTTACAAATTCAATCTTCATATAATTCGTTTTTTAAAAGTTCAAGTTCTGCATTGTGTTCTACCCAACGAGTAAACGTGTAATCGTCATCTTCGTAATCGTAGTTTTTAGGTAGTAAAGCGGGGTCATAAGGGTTTGATGTACTCCTGCTCCCGTCGATTAATATGTTCCCGTATCGCTGATATTGGAACAATTGGTAGTTGGTTAAATGTGTCATTTTGTGTTTTGTTTACACAAATATACAACAATACACAATACAAAGTGCAAAACTATTAAAATATTTTAGAATTATTTTTGCAACATTGTTGCATTTGTACTTAGAAACGTACAAAATAACGTACAAAAAGTAGTAGTTTTACTACCTTTTTTATATGCAAGAAGGTAACATTTGATAAATTTTATTATACTTATATGCTTTAAAGTATAATTAATCTAAGAAGATTTTAAGGGTTTTACCCCCGTCTTGAAAGGATAATTCTATTGATTTGAAGTCGCCAAGTTCTTGGTATAAAGTTAATATCCTACCTATTGGTCGGTCATTCGTTGCGTGGTTAATTACTTCTAATCTTGTAATCTCTGGTTTTGTTTCGTTTTCCATTTAATTACCTTTAAACTTTATAAATTGTATACGGATAGTAATCAACGCAGTAAATCTTAACTACATCTATATTAGTTATTTCTTTATCATATTGTTTTATTGTATATGAATAAGAATAATAACCTTCATAATCATCAGGGTATTTTGTATCATATGGGGTAAATCCTAAGCATTCAGCTTGTCCTTTATCTACACCATAATACTCATCTAAGCCTTCTTTAATTGCCTTAAAAGATGAAGCAGATAGTATAGGCTTATACTCATTTATAGCTATGTATGTTACTTTTACTCTTGTTGCCATAGGTTTTCCCATTTTATAAAATGTTGCACTTTAGAGCAACTTTTGATAATAAAGTTTGTCAGAACCCCCATAAGAATATTCGGGTAAGTAAAGCCTAAATCCGCAATCTATAAGGTTATTAGCTGAAGGGAAGTTGTCAAGTGTAGTGTATGTAATAGCTATATGGCAAAAGGTAGATGCTGCCTTTAACCTGGTCTTAATCATTCGTCTTTGTATGCCCTGCCCTCTATAATCTTTATGTACCCACGCCCTGTTAAATATGCAAATGCCTTTAGAATAAATTGAGCCGCAATAAGCTACAATACGGCTCATATCGTCAAGCATAACCCACCATTCACGATTGAACTGGAACTCGTCAGCACAACCCTTAAAATTAGGGTTGGTGTAATCTAACTCCCTTAGTTGCTCGTAGGTTTCTCTATCTAAAATATTTCCGAAGCTAAATACTTTTTTCAGGCGCATTGGTTAGTAATAGTTTTTTTAAGTATAATGCTAAATCTAAAGCCTCTTCGTAAGCGTGTTGCAGCCATTCGTCTTGGCTTAAATCGGTTCTATCCATTGTAGTTCCGTATTCCTTTAAGCCTCTTACTTCTCTTGCTTGTAAATCTTTTATTGTTTGGTCAAGTATGTTGCTCATTATTTGTCGGTTTTGCTATGTATTTTAAAACAAGTTTTGCACTTGTATTGTATTTTCTTTACTCCTGTTGCGGTTGTTCTACGAAGTGAAATAATTAAATCATCGCTGCCACATTCAGGGCAGCTTCCTCGGTCTTGTCCGAATATAACTCCGTAATGTGTTTTAGGTTCGATGTGGTTTTTAAGTGCGTTAAATACTTGCTCTAATAATACAACATCTTTTTGGCAATACTTAATCATTTTAGCCATAGCCACTTTGTCCTTATGCAGAACAATGTCTTTCCATAAACTATATTCGGTCTTTATCTTAGTGCCAATGCCTAAGTAGTCAGCTATGTAATTAAGCTTGTTGCTATTAAATCTAAACTTTTGTCGTGCTACTTTTAACGTATCAATAGTAACATAAGAAGGGAACATATCTATCTTATGAAACAAGCACCTGGTTCTTATCCACGCTAAGTCGAACTTGTCGCCATTATGCCCTACTAACTCCGAAGCCGTGTTTGCTACTTCTACAAACTTTTGCAACATCTTTTTGTCGCATTGCTTACTATCCCATTCCAAGTGGTAAACTTCTTTTTCATCTTCCCACTTGTAACAAATACAAATGATAGCACGTTCTTTAATGATGCTATCCGCAGTTATATTAAGCTTGTAACCTGCGCTCCAGAAAAAGCCAACGTTGGGCGAGGTTTCGATGTCAAAGAATAGTCGTTTTCGTTTTGATTTTAGCATTGTTTATTTTTGGCTGAATTTATCTATTGTAGTAGTACCCATTGCAGCTATGCAAATAACCATTACGGCATCTACAAGTTTATCCGAAGGGGCAATCTCTTGATGCGTAAAACTATTAGCTAATAAGGTAACACAAATAAACAAAGCCGATAGTAAAGCAATAACTCGCTTTGTAGACACGCTACCTCTTTCGTCTGATAATAAATTGGCTAACCATTTCATAGTATTAATTTAAGGTGTGAAGTATAATTTTGACTCTGCTGCTCTACGCTTAGTAAGACCTGCAAGAACCTTTCCCCCTGCCTTATCCCATTTTTTAAATTCTAAATCTATTGTTGGGTCGTTAGGGTTAGCATTTACTTTTCTTAACAAAGTAGAACTTCTTAAGTTACCAATACCTGCGTTATAGGCAAAGCTTGTAAGGGCTGCGAATTGATTAGGTGTAACCGCACTCTTAACTAATGGAGCAACCTTATCAGCAAACTCTTTAGCTATAATTTCAAATAACTCATTTGCTCGTTCTTGGGTAATCTTATCTCCTGGTTTTACAGGTGTTCCGTTCTCGTAAAACGTATTCCCGTAGCCTATTGTATCTTTTGCTGCGCTGCATTTGTAAGCTACTAATTTGCAGCCCTCGTAGAATTTAATAAGGTCTTTGCCTTTGTCGTTTAATTGCATCTTATTTTATTTGTGAGTATAGAAATAATGTCAGCATAGCAAACAAAACTGAATTAAGCCTATGAAGTTTTAGTTCAAAGTTCATATCCTTTTCGTACTGCTCGTAAATCGCTATGTTTTTATAGTACCTATTACGATAATCGTTTAACGTATCAATCGCAATTTTATTGCGTTGCGTAAGGGTATCTTTAAGGGTAAGTAAATCGATGCGAAGGCTATCCCTTGTCTTGATGTTAGCTTTAATTAAGCTATCTATTCGTGTGTTTTGGTAGCTTACTAAATTAGTTAGGCTATCAAATGAGTTGTTAATTTTCTCGCCTTCTGTACGGCTAATAACAATCTTATCCTCGCCGCCTATCTTCTTAACGTATTGGGCGTAACTGGAACTTGGTGCTATTAGTATCAACAGAATTAGCGGAGTCCAATTTAGCCTTAACTTCATTTAGTTCCGTTTTTAATTCTTTTACTTCTTGTTTTAAGGTAACTATTGTTTTTACTGTCTTAGTAATTACCTTCTTATTATCCTGAGAAGCCACACCCTGCACCGCTTCACTCTGCACTTGGCTTTGTTTTACTTTGTCTTGCAACTCTTTGATTTGGTTATCGGTTTTAGTTCCGCAACCTAACAAAGCTATAAATATCAAATAACGCATTACTTGAACTTTTTAAGAGCTTTTAGGTCTACTGCCATTTCTAAACGAGCCGTACTTGCTGCGTTACTGCTATCACTTTTACGCACCATTTCATACAAGCTGCCTATCTTTTCGTCTTGCTTTTCGTTACGCTTTGCATTGTCAATATAGAGGTAACTAATACCGCAAATACATAAAAATAGCATACCAACAACAGGGTTCTTGCTAAACTCTTTGAATGAAATAGGTAACGGGTTAGCCGATACGCTTACGCTTTTTGCTGCTTTTGCCATATTATTTACGTTTCCAAAAGAATAAGATTAGCGTAATTATCAATATAAGCGCAATTAGAGCCTTATAGAATTCGCTGAAGGACTTATCCTTAGTTTTAATTATCTTCGAAATTTGAGTACTTTCTGTGCGATTTAGAGCCATTGAGTCAGTCTTGGTCTGCTTACTATCCGTTTGTTTCTCTTTTGTACCTCTTGTGTAGGTCTCCGTGTACTTAGGAATAGTTATCATACTGTCCTTAGTAACCCACAAAGTATCGTAGTAAGTAATGGTCTTGGTAAAATACTCTTCCTTTTCTACTACTTTGGTAACGCTATCAAATACGACTACACGCACACTATCAAATGTTTTAACAACAGTGCTATCTAATCGCTCCGATGCCTTCTTAACCGAGGCACACGAAGTAAGTAATAAGGCTAAAAGTATTAATCTCATTTAAGCTTTTTGGTCATTTTGTAATAGTATCGAATAGCCATAAGACCAGAAACGATAGCCACCAAACTTGCAATCAATGTGAATAGCGGTTGAATATTTGTAATGCTAATTGTAGCACTAACTAAAGAAACGATTGTTGATTGGTCTGCTTGGTGGTTATTTGCCATTATAGTTCTTCTTCTTCTTGTTTGTTAAATTCAATGCCAGTAACCCAATCTTGTAAGAAAGTAAAATCTTCTAAACCCTGTGGATTGACTACGTTAATTATTTGGAAATCAAATTCTTTATCATTTAAAACCTCGATGTCCTTAGTAAGCTTTTTGATGCCTTCCTTTGTGAACTTATAGCCGCCTTTCTCGTCAAGCAATAAACAATCCTTGTCATCGGTTTGCGCTGCATCTAAACGCAAGATTTCTACTTCTGTGTTGTAGTCATCGTGATGTGGCTTAATCTTTTCGTAGATTTTAAAGAGCTTCTTTTGAACTTTTGTTTCCTGATTGCCGATTACGACATTAATGTTGCTTACTAATTGTAATAGTTGTTTGTTTTTCATAGTTGTTTTTTTTTGTAAAGTTATATTAGATTTCTGTATTTTCTACATAATCGCCTACGATTGTAACATTGATTTTTGCAGCAATCCAATCATAAGCATATTGGTTTGTCTGCCAATCAGCATAATCCTGACCTTCCATTGTCAAGTTACCTTGAGATAGTTGCACTTGTGTATCGCTTAATAGCGCATAGTAAAAGGTTGCAGAAGTGCTTAAATTGTCATTGATGCAATAAGAATTTAAGATTGTTGCAGTTCCTAAGTTTAGTGGGAATACCACTGGTTCGATTTGTTTCATTTTATTTGTTTTAAATGTTTGTCCAAGTTGTTCCGTTGTAATAAGACATTTGGTTTAATGTTGTATCGTAAACTACTAAGCCAGCATTTAATGAAGTGCTTCCATTTAATCTAATTGCATTTTTTTGAGTAGTTGTCATACGAGGCGGTAAAAATCCTTTTGTAGTAGAACCTATTGAAAAAGCAAAATCCGTTGATGTCACACCAGCAGCTTTGCTTGCGTTTATCTGTACAAAGTCTAATTCTGCGGATACACCCGATATTGTCATTCTATTAGAATTTGAATCAACACTAATTTGGCATTTTTGAGTATTAACTCCAAATTGGTCATAAAAAATAATATTTCTAGTATTAACACCTGTATAGAAAAATTCTAAATTTCCATCTATTCTCGTCCCTAGCACCCTTGCAGTACCATTTACATCTAACCTAAAGCCTGCGTCTGTTGTTGTGTTTAAAAGAAGGTTACCTGCTAAATAATTTAATGCAGTACCATCCATATACAAATTCCAATACCCTGTTCCACTTGATAAAGAACTTCTAAATGCTCTTATTGTAGTATTTGTAGCAGAAGTGATTGTAGGAGTAAATGAATATCCGTCCAATGATGAACCTGCTAATGCGTTAGTCCAGTTTATAGCACCACCAACATTGTAAAAGATATTGTTAGTTTGCAATGCGTTAGACCTTGCCGTATTTGTAATATTTATACCTATTGTTTGTCCTGATATTGCAACAGGAAAAGCACCACTTGCCCCATTTGAAATACTAATAGCTCCTGAACTTCCATAGCTACCAATTATACTTATTACACTTGAATTCGCTGCCGTTGACCCTAAAGTAAGATTACCCAAATTCCCACCACTAATACCTGATATAATACCATTTACTCTTAATCCTAAATTACTTACCCCTGTAAAAGCTCCATTAGTAAACGTAGGGTTAATATCTAATCCTACTAATACATCATTGTTTGCTGCTGCTACTAAGGTATTTTCAACTCTTACACCACGAGCAATAGCAGATGATGCAGTAATTGATGATGAAAATAAAGATGAACCTAAATTTGATACGTTAAAAGCCAATCCTGTACCTAATTGTTGAACTTGTAAAGCAGTACCACTACCACTCGCATTTCTT